GTGGAATATGTCTCAGCAGGGTTCTCCGCTTTGGAGGCGACTCCAGAATGGTACCGAATTGCATGGGGAGTCATTATCTCAGCTTCATTTGGATATAGGACAATCAATGGACTATTTAACAAAAAGGGATCTTGAGGAGATCGGAGATTGGATCAAGGTTCACGAAGGATGTGAACTTTTACCTTATGAGGACACAGCTGTCCCTCCCAGGATCACAATTGGCTACGGCAGAAACTTAAGTGACGTTGGGATCTCCCAGGAAGAAGCCGACATTCTATTCAATTCAGATCTAAAAGTTGCCCTGGAGGAGTGTGAGGAATTCTATTGGGGCTTCAGTGATTATCCCCAGGAGGTCAAAATTGTCCTGGTGGATCTTATGTTCAATATGGGCCGACCAACCATGGAAAGCTTTGTCAAATTCAATAAAGCATTAAAAGAAGACAACTACAGAGAGTGTGCCAAAGAACTGGAGCACTCCAGGTACTATCATCAAACAGGCAGAAGAGCTCAAAGAAACATAGATCTCCTCCTGGTAGCATCCAACAAATATCAGTTATGAGTCCAAATTTGAAACTAGGCCTGGCAGGTGAATATCTGGCGGGTTCGTTTCTCGTTAGACAATTCGATGAGATCTATCCAGCTCCGCCAGGATCCAGGTTTGATTTCTTATGTCACCTGGACGGCAATCATTTTAGGATCCAGGTCAAAACAACTGGATCTGCAAATAAGCATCATGGATCCAAATGGTGTCGCTGGGACATCAAAAAGAAGATCTCCAATAAAAAGCTTTATCGAGTTTATTCAGGCGATGAGGTCGATATCTTTGCCTTTGTGTATCTACCAGGCAACATCGTAATTTTTCAACCGAATTATCGGCTCAACAAGACCTTTCAACGCAAGTTGGATGACATAACACACGTTGACAGTGAAAAAACGCTTCAGAACTCAATTCAGACGGTTTTAGAGGTCAAATGTAACATTAGCCAGGATGAGCCAGGCATTTTGAAGAAAATGTGGAAGGTTTGGGGCTGATTTAGACCGATTGTTTTTTTTATCAGTAGGACAGCAAATTGTAAGAATGCTTATGATGTTTCCAGGGCTACAGAAGATTGATATCAGCAAATTTGTTGGGTGAACCCTGGGTGAACTTGTTAATATTAGTGATTATATAGATATAAGCTTAATAGACTGTGTATAAGAATCGAATCTGATTTTTTGTATTATCTCCCTTAGTATAAAAAGGCCCCAATTCAGGGGCCTATCTTTTTAAGTCTACCTCCTCTTATAAATGTTTGAATTCATCAATCCACCTCATGCAAGTGACATGAGAAATTGATTCAACATATCCTAACTCCAAAAGCTTATCTGCCAGTTTCCTGGATGATAGTCTTTCAGACTTCCATAGTTTCAAAGCGATTTGTTTGGCTCTTTGATTGCCGTTATATGCTCTTTTCATTCTACGTCTCCACAAATGATTACACAGCCCCAGGCAATGTATTTATAAACAAAGATCCCAACGCAATACAAACCAATGATTCCGAAATAGATCTTCTCCCAATTATTTTTTTTCATTTTGCCACCTCTTACAAGTTAACAATTTGACCATGAACCAATATGCCAACAACAAACCACCGACAGCCCCAATGGGGATCAAAAGATAAAAAGCCAATTGACCTAGATCTTCCATGAAGTTCAGCCACCAATTATAGGTCGCCATATCCATAGTGCCGTTGTAGACCATACGTTCAAGATCTCCGTTACTCATCTTCAAGCCTCCTTATTTTTAACGTATTGATACGAATCTGCCTGGCAGGTTTCGCAGGAACCAATTTCTCAGGCTGGGCCTTGTAGTTCCTGATTTGCCAATCGACTCTGAAATTACTGGTGAACCCTATCTCAGCATTGCCCATCATGTTTTTGACTTCCGTCTCAAGTTCAGGGATTTGCTTGTTGAGAGTATCTCGCCAGGCTTTCTTTGCTTCCAGTTCCGTCAGTTTATCTTCAATACTATCGTCCAGGTTTACCGACTGTCCCTGTTCACCAGGAAAGGCTGTGTCGGCTTCCTCTGAGGTCAAAGGATTGGGCGGAGTATTGTCCTTGAGCCTGGATTCAAACTCCTGGACAGACTGGGCCAACTTATCAGCAAAGTCGGCTTCCTTACGAAACAAATAGATCCAGATCATAGATCCTTTCAAAATAGCGACCATGCCCCACATGGCATCGGGTACGCATTCCATTTGTGAAAAGAGTTGGATCTTATAGTGCTCAGGACAGCCGTCAGCAACATAAGTATCGGTGGTCTTACATTCAATGACACCTAAGCCATTGAGATAGATCTCTTCACCACCAGTCTTAACTGCTTCAGACTCCTGGATCGTCAGTTGCTCGGCAGCAAGTACCATCAATAGAAACCGAGAACGGCAGAGTCGGATGTTTGAATGCCGTAGTGTAACCAGTGCGGACATTGGTCACAGGCACCACCTGGGGCACAATTCTTTCGATAATCGTGTCCTCAAGTTCAGATCCGATCATGGTTCTTATGTTACCTTTGAAACCAGATTCCTTACCCTCTCTGGCATCCTTAATCACGTTGTAAGCCTTCAAAGGACTCATATAGGGATGAACACCAAACCAGGCAGGAAAGATAGATCCTGACAGATGATTGTTATCAGTTAATTTACCTTGAGCTGACATAATCACCTCCCAAGCTAAAAATAAAGACAGTTAAGATCCAGCCTATAAAAGATACTAGACCAGCACAAAGAAAGAGAAAGAGATAGCCCAGCACAGGTACCAGGCGATCTTTAAACGTTTTTTTCATACTAATTCCCATAGTTAAAATGTTACATTCGCAAAATTGTTACATTTTGTCAAATCAATAACCCTTCTTTTTAAAATAGGTTCGCACAAAATATTTACGGATTAAGCTTACAGCTGTGAAAATTATTGTCTGGATGAATGCTGTGAGAGTCACAGAAAGCTCAAGCCAGGCACATAGTCCCAATGTCATTAAACCCACTGGGAATGAGATGATGAAACCAATGCCCACATCGGACACTGCTTCTTCAAGAGATTTAATATCAATTTTAGGTGTTACATTTTTTGTCATAACGTCCTCCTGGGTTATAGATTATCACAATATATATAATTTAATAAATTTATATGGAAACTAAGAAAAGAGGTAAGTTGTGTGCTGTTTGGATCTCTGAGGATCTGCACAAAAGATTGCAAGAACAGGCGGATGATACAGGTGTGTTCCTGCATCGTATCGCTGAGAAAGCAATCGAGAAGGGCTTAGAGGATGAGCAGGACTAATTTACCAGGATCTCTATATGACAATCCATGTTTCGGTGAATGCCGTATTACTATGGGTGCCATAGATGAGAAAGGACGTTGCTTATGTGGCAAGTCTGAGGCTGTCTATCGCAACTGGGGCAAACTTTCTAATGTCAGAAAGGCCAAAGTTGTCATGGGGGCCTGGAAGAGTGGTGGACGATATATGCCCAGGCAAAAGCTTGAGTATTTATCTGAAACCAGTGGCATAAGCTTCAATGAAGTAAAACACCAATGGTTAAAACTAAGGAGGAGATAATGATGGGGACAACTGTCGGTGAAGCGAAAGAACTTCTGAATAATGATGCATATTGTGAATTTTTCGAATGGCATTATCAGGAGTACATTACGGAGCTCAAGGAAATAAATCAAACTAGGCAGGAGGTAGATCGAATGACTTACTTCTTAAACAACTACGATTTTTTACTTGAGAAATTTAATACTAACGGAGGATATAAATAATGAGCTTTCAAGATTTAGGAGGAAACATGGAAAATGATCTTCTTTATGCAAAGCATGATAATAAATCTGGAAAATTCTTTTACCTTGGCAAATTAGTCGGTGGCGACATTGTCGAGGGTGAATCAAAGGATGTTTCAGACGTTAACTTTGTTGCCGATTTTGCTAGTGCACGAATCGGATTCGGTAGATATACAACAGAATATGAAAGACAGTGGCAGGACAATCCTGGCACACCTTTACCCAATGCCGATCAGTTAAAAGCTGAAGGCTGGAAAAGATGCTTTCAACTTTGGATCTATAATTCAGATCTAGGGGTGAAACTTTGGGAACGTGACTCTTTCATGGAATGGACAGGATTCCTGGATGTAGCTAAGGCCTGGGAACGTGACCAAGCCAATCGCAATGGCAAACTGCCTGTGATTAACTACGAAGGATCTGAAAAGGTAACTTTGAAGAAAGGGATCTTTTATAAGCCTGTATTCAAGATCGTGGGATGGACTGAAAGACCAGCAGAATTTATTGTGCCTGGCTTTGCTCAGTCAGATGATGTCCAGGATCAAGATACAGGATCCAAAGACGAAGGATCTGAAGAGATTCCTTTTTAATTTTTTTGGGAGTTGGCATCTATGTTATTAATAACTAATTCTCCCTCTCGTCAACTCCCTCCCTTACAAGGGGGGCTGGTGCTCCTTTATATCATACGCATGTTCATTAACCAGTCCTCCACCTTTTTCGGAGGCCAGGCTTTCTATAATATTTTCAGCCCTTTTAATCACATTGCCACGCCCTGACTTGAGTCTATTCATCGAAATCTCATAGGAGTCATGTGCCTTTTGTATATGGGTACCTATCTTTTGCATCTCATCGACAAACCCAACGAGCTTATCATACATTGCTTCCGCTTCAGCTGCGATCTTTTGTGCATGTTCCTCTTGTCTTTGTGTGCGCCAGATATGTTCGATAGTTCTAAGTGTTACAAGAAGCGTGGATGGGGAGACAACAAGGATATTGTTGTCATATGCGCGTTTAAA